CTTCTATTTCTTCTTCTATTTCTTCTGGAGTACCAAAATTAGTAGCATATAAATATTGTCTTGCAATTTCAGCTTGATCATTTTCATCAGAAGGATCTAGTTGAGCTATTTCTTCAACATATGCTAAAGTTCTAAATAATCCTTTTAAGTCTTGTCCACCATCCGCTACATATTTTGCAGCAACTTGTAATTCTTCAGGTAGTGCATTAAAAAACTCTTTTGGAGTGCTTTCTCTTATTTTATTTTCTCTTTCTTGAAAATTTGCTTCAAATAATTCTCTAAAGTCTTTAGTAGTATATTCTTCTAAATCTTTATCATCATCAAATGGAACAAGTGCACCATCTTCAATCATCTTAGTTGCTAAGTCATATAGTCCTGATTTATCAACTTTAGGTCTACCTTTATTACCAGCATCTTCCTCTTGTGAAATTAGATTATCTAACTCAGCAAAAGTTTCTTTTACTTCTTCAATTTCTTTTGCCTCTTCTTTTGAAACAGGCTTGTCAAGGAACGTGATGTCTGTATTTTCCTTAGAAAACATAGACTTGGGTTTTTCTTCTGGTTTACCATCTGCTGGAAGCATTACACTTTCTGCTCCTGGTGCACCAAATAATTCATCAATATTTACATCTACTTGTTCTACCGTTGTAGAATCTTGTACTTGATTTTCATCAGTTTCTTTGTTGGTTTTCATTTTGTTGGTTTTTGTTTATAATTCAATATACAAATTAAACTTGAAAGATTTAAAAAAAAAATAATTTTTTTTTGCACTATATGGCTAACCTACTTTTTTTTATCATCATTTCTTTTATTATCAAATTTATTTTTATTTTCTTTAGCTATTTGTAATTGTTTATCTGCAATATCTCTTTGAACTTGAAGTTTCTCTCTTTCAATTTCTATTTTCTGATTACCTCTAATATTTTCATTAGTTTGTTTTTCTCTTTGTAAATCAGTTTGTTGTTGATATTGTTCAGATTGTCTTATTTCTTTCATAGAATCTTCATAGTCAGACATTTTGTTTTCATTTAAATCAACTTGTGCACCATAACCAGCTGCTCTAATTTCAGCAACAGTAATATCTTTTTGTATAAGTTTATCTGATTTTTCAGCTTCTGCTTGTATTGTTGCTTGTTGTTGTTTTTCTTGAGATGCTAATTGTTCAGTTTGCATCTGTTGTTGCTGTTGCATTTCTTGTTGCTTTTGTTCTTCTTGTTTTGCTTGAGAAGACTTAAGAACACTGTTTAATTCAGCAATTGAATCAGATTGAACAATTTTTCCAAGATCATAAATAGATGCACCAGCTGTATTATTAGTCATAGCCATTTGTTTAAGTTGTTCTAATATTGCTCTATGATTTGCAGTAGTAGTACAAAATATATTTAAGTCTCTCATTAATAAGTCAGTACCATTTATTTCAAAATTAACTTTTTCATCTGCACCTGTAATGTAAGTAAGTCTGGTTGATGGTTTTGTAGAATTATAATATTGTGCTAAATCAGTTCTCATAGAGTGTACACGAGGCATTAAATAATCACAATGCTGTATAAAAAATACTTCAGTTTGTGCATAAGATGCAGATGCAGCTTGTTCTACTCCGGTAGCAGTCATTTGAGATAACTGTTGTCCCATCCTTTGAGGATTAATACCAATTACATCATATGCTTGTTGTTTAAAATGATTAGCAAGATTTACTCTAGACATTAATCTTTCTGTTTGTGAAAGATCAAGTTTTTGAAAATGATTAAAGTTTAATGCATTTTCTGTATTTGTTATAGATGTATCTAAAGGAAGCATACCAAAATTCTTCATAGCAACATATGCTTTAGACAAATTTCCTTTTCCCCAGTCCTCTCCTAAAGAGTGTCTAGGAAGAGTGTTCTGGTCTAACATGATAATAGTTCCTAACTCATCTACTAATATGTCAGCAATTTGATTGTTTACTATGTTATATCCAATCTGATATGGTTTCATTAAATCAATAAGTGCAGTAGATTTAGTATTTCTATCTGAAAAAATTGCACCTTCTACAGGTAGTTTACAACCATACATAGTTGAATCTCCTTTAAATTGAAATTTTAATTTTCCAATTTTAGGTTTATCTATACCAATATATAATGGTGCAAAGCCATCTGGATTACTCATTCCAAAAAAAGATGTTATATTAGGACCAATTTTAACACCACCCCAAACTTCATTTATCCAAATCCAATCTATATGTTCTCCATATATTAAAGTATCTTTTGTTTTATTTTTAAATAATCTATTATCATATATTGGTTTATATTCAATAGCATAATCTTCTGTTATAATTTCATTAACAACTTCACCATTTTCTGCAATTTTTGTTAAGTGACCAACTTTTCTTTGTGACTTCCAATATATTGTAGATACTCTTATAAGTTGACTAGTAAAATCATCTGTAAAATCATAACCTTCAGATAATATTTCACTTATTATATCTGAATTTGGTATTACACTACCATTCATTGCAGATGAATATTGTCTCATTGCTAATGAAGGCATGTTAGTATTCCATGCATGTGATTTAGTACCATCATAAAAAGTACCATCATTTTGATAACCACCTGTTGTATAACCAGCAGCTGTAATAGGATATATTGCTTCAAGACTTTTTAATTGGTCTTCATTCATTAAATAACCATACTTATCTATAACATCTGCTACAGTCATCATATCAGTTTTTCCAATATAATTAGATTGTGATACATATCTTGCATCCGGAGATTTATGATAATATGTAATTACAGGATTCCATAATTCTACTTCATAGTCATCTTCCATCATTCTAAAATGCCAAAACTCCCTATCAGTAATAAGCATATCTCTAAATGCTCTTTCTTCAAGTTCATCCATACTAAATCTTTCTACATCTACTTTATGTTGATGAGATGCCCACTCCTCTACCATAGATCTATAATCTTTTCTAAAAAATTGTTCTATTTCTGGTAGTGTTTTTAATTTTTCTGGTGCTGTTTCTTTTTGTGCTTCTTCAGAATCAGGATCCATTCCTTGAGCAACTAATGCAGCAACTATTTTAGTTTGAGCATTTGCCATTAAAACTTCTTCAACCATTGCTCTTTTTTGCTCCATCATTTCATTATGTGAATTTTCATCAATAGCACGATAAGTAAGTTTAGAAGATCTTTTTGCAAACTCAGCAACAAGTACATTTATAACATTTGGAATAATAGGATAGAATTTTAATTCTAAAGCAGATGTATCTTCTTTGGTAAGAATATCTACAATATCTCTCATTTCATTATTTTCTTCAACAATGTAATCTGATTTATCTATAACACCTTTTGCAAGTTTATAATTTTTCATTAACCTTCTTGCATTATTTCGGATTTGTCTTATTCCTTGCCATTCAATCCAATCTAAATTCCATGCTGCCCATTCATCTGTTTTTTCTTTATTAGATAAAAATTGCAATGGTTGAGTAATACTTCCAATTCTATTATTTTCAGTTTTCTTCCCTTTTTTTGCTTGTATGGCATTTATTATTTCCATAATATTTTACTTTAAGTTATTAAATGGTGATCTTTTATTATTTGATCTATTAGGTAATCTATTTCCTCCAACATGACGAAAGGGGTTCTTATTTAATTTAAACAAATTTTCTGACTTTTGCAAGTTTTTAGCAGCATCATCCATAACCATTCTTTTAGAATATCCTCTATTAGATTGTTGTATTCTCATAAATGCAACAAGTGCAGCAAAAGAAACTAGTCTATCCACATTGACACCATCTGCATATTCCTGCATTTCTTTAAGTAACATAGGATCAGGTATCCTTTCTATACCGTATTTAGTTCTTACAATAGTACCATCTGTTTTAGTTTCTACATCTAATTCTTCTTTGGTATATTCTATAGTATAACTTAGTAAGTGTGCTTTAAATAATGTACCAGTATTTTTCCAACCATATTCCTGAAATACATTTGCATTAGAACCAATATCTTTTAAAAACATAATCTGTCCTTTAGGTACTAAATATCTTTGTTTTTTTCTAGATATCATATATTGAATAAACAAAGAAATATTATTTTCTATAACTGTCCATGCATTATACCATTCTATTATAAGTTCTAGTTTTTGATGAGTTTTATTAATATCATCAAATCTTCCACACCAAGCTGCAACTATTTTATCTTGTTCAACATATGTTTCAGCATCAGTTCCACTTATTTTAGTTACTTCTACTGGAGCTTTCATTACATATATAGAACACAATGATTCTGATGTTGTAGTTTTTCCTTCAGATACAGGGTCAATTGATGCATAGTATTGTCCAAATGTTGGATCTTTAATTGGTCTCTCCCATACTACTAATACTCCTGTTTTATCTTCAGTTTTTTTAGATATTGGAAATTCTATTATAGGTCTTTTATTACTTGTTGTAACAGAAGGTTTTCCATCAGAATCTGTACTAATATCTAAAAATTCATAAGCATATTCTTTTTCTTCAATTCTTCTTGCTTGTGCTGCAATTAGATGTGTAGGAAATACTGATACAGATCTATGATCAAATGCTTCTTTAATATTTCTTGGATGCTGAGATATTCTTAATTGGTAGTCTTCTGGATTTAATTCTTTTTTCCATTTTTCAAATTGAGCATCTAATGCTATAAGAGATTCTTCAACAAGTGAGTTACCATATAAATCAATATGAGGAGGCATAGACCATTGTTCTGGAATAAATAAACCTGACACACCTGGTGTACCTTTATTATCTAATAGAGTTGTTTCTACAGCATATACATCTTTTGAGTTAGGATTTAATATCATATCTCTTAAAGGATTGCATTGTGATAAATCACCTACTGATCCTGCAGCAATAAACATTCCTGTAGTTGTTAAACCTGATCTCATTGCAGGTCTCATGTACTCATAAGTCTGATCCATCTTAGGAGCAATACCTGCTTCCTCATGAAAGAAATATTTTACTGGTCCACCTACACCATTTGTAGGATCTTTTTCAAAAGACATTCCTTGCATTGTACCTTTTAAACCTGATTCAGTTTTTCTATCACCTTTTCTAATTTCTATTTTTTGTTGCCACATTAAAATTTTATCAGGATTCATAGGTCTATACCATGCGGTATGTTGATTAAGAAATGCTGCATATTCTGCAAGAAATTTCCAAGATCCTTTTTCATTAATATAATCTTTAAGGCTAGCACCCATTTTTAAGGTTACTCCTTCTTCAAACCATAATTGATTTAATAACTTAGATATATGAAAGTAAGAAGATGCTATCTGACGTTTCTTTAGAATAGCAACATGTTTATAATTAAGTTCTGCAAGTAATTCATATAATGCCATATGATATTGAGCATCTCTAATTTTTGCAAAATCAAACTTTTGTTGTTCTTTATCAAAGATTGGTAGAAAGTTTAACCACATATAGTAGTCTCTTGTAATAAACCATGTATCATTTTTAGATTTATATATTATACCTTTTCTGCATTTTAATTTTTGGTCATCCCAATAGTTAACAAAGTCTTTAGATTTAAATGGTGCTGTACAATAAACTTTATTTTCTCTAAATAATTCTCCTTGTTGATTAAATAAAAAACTTGTTTCATCAAATTTATATTTACCAGGTTCTTTAAATAAACTAAAAATAAAATCAGAAAATAACTCTCTTGATTCAAAATCAGTAACAGTCCATTTACCATTATCCCAAGTTGGTATATTATTATATATTTCTTCCATGATTATTGATCATATGCCATACCAATACCACCTCTAACTTTACTTGATTGTTCATCTTGAAGATCTTTATATACTCCTTTAAAAGATGATCTAATTTGATCAAAGTTTTTTGCAGCACTTACAATAGAGTTTATATTACCGTCTCTACCATCTGTAATGCTCTGTGTTTCCATATATCTTGCTAATCTATCTAACATAGAAGCAATACCTTTATAAGCTCTTGAGGTTGGTGTTTCATACATTCTTTGACAAAATTGTAATGCTATATGGATACTTTTATCTTCTACTGAAAAATCAGAATCTATTTGTTTTAATATTAAATCTTCTTTATCCATTTCAGGAGTATAAAAAAAAGGATTTAAATCAGGATTTGGACAACTCATATAAAACAAGTATAAGTAAATTTTAAGATGTTCTTCTGGATATTCATCCATAACATCCTTTAATGCTTTTAGAGTATAACAGTGTTCTGTAGGAACTACTACACCATTTTCTATATCAAATAGTTTAATTATCATTTTATTTTTTTAATAGGGTTATCTTCTATATAGTTAAGTATTGAAATAACCTCATCATATAGATAAGGCATAGGTATTTGTATAACTTCTTTTACAACTGGATCATTATTATGATTATATTTTGTTATTGGATAATCAAACTCATCTCTACCTTCTTCTTCAAATACTACATGATGTATAAATATTTTTCCTGGTGATAACTTTGAGTTATGTTTTAATATAATATACATATAAAAACTTAACTGTAAAGCATAATGATTATAATTACAATCATCTAAATGTTTTATAGGATCCTTTAATTTTTCAGATATTCCTTCCCAATTTTTAAATGATTCTTTTTTAATTTCTTTATTAGTTTTATAGTCTATGATATTTACTCTACCGTTTACTATTTCAACTAAATCAGATTGTCCACATAATCCTTTTGATTTAAGATATACCATATGTTCAGGATATATTCCTGGATCTAATTTTTGTAAAGGAGCAACTCTTATACCATCAGTTTCTCCGCTTGGATTAAATACAGGTATAGTTATGCCTTCTCTTTCTATAGAAGCTAAAGAACATAAATCATATTCTCTTTGGCTATGATAATATGTTCCTAAAGTAGTAGCTCTATCTGATTCATTATTCCAAATTTCTTCAATTGTTTTTGGATCAATTCCAAACCATTTTGATTTTTTATTTTTTGTTACTTTTAATGCAACTGCTTTAGCATC